CTTTCATCGATCTGGGAAATAATTTTTCTGCGCCGGAACCACCAGCGAAACCTGGCGGCAACTCCTCAAGTGGCGTCAATCCCTCTGGCGGCGGAATCTCGATTCCGACAGGCGGCTTCGAGAACAGAAATGATAGCGGTGGCCCCAGCAGAAGTTCTTGCGCGAGGCGAACCGATCCGTTCGAATCCTCCCGTCCGATATCGCGCGACTGAGATGTGCCAGATGAAGCATCAGCCGTCACGCCGTTCGCGAATGTCCAACGGCCTCGATTGTCGCGTGGTTCATCGGGATTGTATCCCCCAAGCTTTGCCAATGAGGAAATGCTGGCGAGCCGACGGAGATGCCGGTCTCCATCGTCCTGCCACGCCGATCCCGCAACCGGCACCCGTACGATGTTCAACTGGTCCAACGTTGACGCTAGCCGCGTCGGGTCCGCGAATGCGCGGCTCGTCGTCTCATCATCGTCGAACACGAATCGCAAGGTACGGGCGGCCTCGCCGAATCCTATACAGAGGTAGCCGATGGCTGTTCGCTCAACGACGATACCGCCAGCGTCACCCGCGGCCTGCGCGGATTGCCTCAGCCCCCTATCGAAGACGCATCCCTGATCGGAGGTTCGACCTTTGGGGAAGTTTCGTTCGTTCATGATCGTCTCACAGATGACCGGCGAGAGCTCTGCGTCGGGCGTCGTCGAGTTCCATGCGGCCTTCCTCGACACCGGCCGACGTCACGTCGTTGCGCAGCGCAAGCGCACCGATGGTGGAGCGCACCTTCGTTGGAAGGTCACCGCGTCCGGCATGGACCCCCGCTTTCGCGGGGGTGACGGAAGTAACTGAAAGAGAGTGAGGTCAGACGGCGGGCGAAGCCGTCAGGCCGCGACGATCATCTCGATCGGCACGATCGCGACGGCCTGGCCGCCGAGCGCGCCTTCGTCGGTTTCGATCTTGCCGGCGATCCAGCAATGGGAGACGAGGCCGCCCAAGGTTTGGGCGTTGACGGCGAGATCGCTGCCTGAAGGTGCAAGGGCGGCGGCGACGGCGTCGATCAGCGGGTTGAGCACGCTTGCCGAAGAGGTCGCCTCGTCGGGCGCCTGGCCGTAAACATAAAGATCGACAGAGAGCGTCCACTCCGTCGGCTGGCCGCGACGGGTCTTGGCAACCTCGCCCTTCTGCACCTGGAAAAGAGCGGGCTGCTCGGCGGCGGGTACGTCGGTCCAATGGCGCAGGCGGCGGCTCGTCGTCACGAAGGATGCGGCGCCGGCGACGAGCGCGTAGAGCGCGCCATAGATCGCTTCGCGGTTCATTTTGCGGCCTCGTCGTCGGCGATGGCAGTGAGCGCGGCGAGCGCCTGCGGAGCGAAATCGGCGAGCGCCGAGCGCAGGAAGGACCGCTCCGGGATCTTCGAGCCGGGATGCTGGACGCGCTTTGCAAAGATCAGGCGGCCGCCGAGATTGAACGCCAGCGCCTTCCTGTTCTTGGCTTCGATGAGATGGGCGCGCGTCGTGCCGCCATATTCATGGATCGCGCCATAGGGCACCGTGGCGGGATCGAAGCCGACCTTGAAAACGATCCAGGTATCCTCATCGGTGATCTCGACGCGTTGCGCGGCGGCGAGACGGCCGCTGCGCCGATGAAGGACGGCGCCCGACAGGTTCGCGACGACACGTTCCCGGAGATCGATGCCGAGGCGCTGCATCGTCGCCAGCAGGCGATCATGGATGCGCGCCGGCAGCGAGCGAAGGCGTTGGACCAGCGCGTCGTCGCCGGTAAGGCCGACCTCGATCATGGCGCAAACACGCGACGATAGGGCGCCAGGCCCGCGACGACGTCGTCCTGCATGTCCTTCTGCGTGAAAGCGACGACTTCGCCGGCCAAGGATTTCGAGACCTGGCCGATGCGCTGCCGTTCCTGATAGCGCAGGCTGACGAGTTCGATGCAGGCCTGTTCTACTTCGAGCGGCAGGTACGAATAGCTGATGGCGACCGCTTTGCCGGTGTCGAGGGCGTTGAAGGTGTAGAGGCCGGCGGCGACGTTGTACTGCCCCGGCAGGGGCGATCCGTCGACCGGCACCAGCGCCGCGCCGCCGACATAGGCGACGCCGAGATCGGCGGCCCAGCTTCGCATCGTCGTCAAGGTATAAGGCGCGGCGGCGGGCACCGCTTGCTCCTCGCCCGTCACGGCATAGCCGGCGGTGTAGCCGATCGCGACATTCTGCAGGCCGCGCGGAAAGGCGTAACCGAGGAGCGAGAGCGCCTGCGGCTGGCCCGCGGTCCAGCCATCCCAACCGTCGAGCAGCCAGCCGGCGGCGGAGCCGGTCAGGCTCACCGGCGGGATGAGATTGCCGTCGACGGTGAGCGAGGTGACCGATGTGACCGGCCATTGCCGCAGCAGGAGCATGCGGCCACCAAGGCCGTCACGGGTTTCGGCATAAGGCTGCGACAAGAGCGTCGGGCGATCGAGATAGCCCATGATGAAACGGCTGGCCGCGGAGATGAGCCGCGTGAGGAGCGCGTCGTCGGTGCTCGAGGTCAAAGGGGGAGAGAGCCAGGCCTTGACGTTGGCAAGGCTGGTGAGGTCGCCGAGGGACATGGGATTCGCTTTTCGTTGTCGGCGAAGCCCTCCTCACCCTGCCCTCTCCTCCCAATTGGGAGGAGAGGGTGAGCAGGCTTAGCGAGGCGGAGCCGAGCTTAGCCGGAGCTGGGTCAGGAGGGTCTTCGGCCGTGTTGCGCCGAATAGGTCCGTGTGAACAGATATCCGCGCTTGTCACCCGTTGCCGATGTTGGTGATGACGCCCATCGCGAAGGGCGCGTAGATGGCGAGGGCCTCTTGCGCGTAGATGCCGTAGTATTGGGCGCGCGTCGTCTTCGGCCAGACCTCGGTGTAATAGTCCTGGCGGGTCTGCATGACGGCGACCTCCGGCACCTCGTTCGATATGTACCAGGGCGGCAGCTTTTCGGACCAGCCGATGAGGGTGCCGGGCGGCAGGTTCGGGTGGATCTTGATCGGGATGCGCACGCCGCCATCGGCGGTGTAGGGATTGAAGTAGAAGCTGACAACGCCGGCGGCGGTCACCTTGTAACCGACCATGCCTTCCTGATCGGCCTCGACATTGTAGCGCAGCAGCGGACCCGAACTGTTGGTCAGCACCTTGGTCGTGATGTTATGCAGCTCCTGGCTGTTGACATAGATGACCGTCGGGCTGATGCGGTAATTGTCCCACATGGATTTCAGCATCGTGTCGATCTCGACGATGCCGCCGGCGCCCGACGAGGTGAGGAAGGAGCCGGTGCCGGCAACGGTCGCGAGTTGCTTCACATAGGCGTTGCTGCCCGACGCGAAGGCGGTCGTCAGCAGGCCGTCATAGGCGAGGCCGGCGTTCGTGGAATTGTCGGCGGTGATCGCCGACACGGCCTGCTGGCTGCCGGTCAGCGGTGCGCTGAAGGTCGCGGTATTGATGGTGGTGATGGCCTGCAAAGTTTCGGAACCCGCCGTGCCGACATACCAGGCGTAGGCAACGGCGCCCGTCACCGGCGTCGCGGTGGCGGTCAGGGTCTGGCCCAGGGTGACGGCTTGCGTCGTGTTGGTCGACTTGTTCGACGAGCCGCCGGAGAGCGTGTAGGACTGGCCGTCATTGCCGGTGATGGTCATCGTCGTGGCGACGCCGGCGGTGACGCTCGAATTGAGCCAGCCTTCGAAGGTCAAGGCAACGACGATGACGGAGTAGGTCGCGGCCGGCAAAGTAGCGCCGGTGCCGGCGGCGGAGAGAGCGGGCGCCGACGGCGTGCCGAGTTGGAGATCGGCGTTGCCGCCGAGGATCGCGACTTCTTCCTTGACGAACATTTTGAGGAGCAGGCGAAGCTGGACGAGCGAATCCTCGTCCTCGAAACCGTCGGCGGCAAAACGCGCCTCCTCGGTCAGCGAATCTTCCTCGCCGAGGGTCGCGTAGGCCAGGGTCTTGCTGACGGTCTGATAGGACATCGAGGCCGAGCGCTTGCCTTCCGGCACCCAGCCGATGTGCGAAAGGCCCGAGCCGATGGTCGCGGTCACCGCCTTCCAATGCGCGGCGTCGCCGGGGAAGCGGCGCTGCATGCGCGGGATCGAGTTGCGCAGCGGCGTCACGGTGGGGAAGAGATTGAGCGCCGGCGCGCGCAGATCGTAATAGGTGAGGCCCGTCGACAAGCTGACCGTCTTGGCGAGGCTGCCCTGCTCGGGTTGGATCGGGTTGCCGTAGGCCGCCTTGAACATGTCGAGGGCATGACCGGCACGTTCGCGCGACAGGAAGCCCGGACGGTGACGGTCGGGGCTCTGGGCGCCGTTGACCATCTGCAGCATGCGGTCGATGACCGCCTCACGCGGAAGAAGAACTCGCGACATCGGGAAGGCTCCATAGAGGATAAGCCGTTGCCCAAGCGGCGGTGGGGGCGCGCCGGCGGGGCCGGCGAAAGGGGCGAGGTCAGTAAGCCGGGTCGACAGGGAAATAGGCGTGGCGCAAGATTTCATCGGCGCGGGCGCGGCCGGGCGGCAGCGACGCGAGACGTGCGGCCAACGGATCGGGGGCGCGGTTCGCGCGGTCGTCTTCCTTGCTGAGCGACAGCGGGCCGAGCACGCCCTTGGCCGGCAAGGGCTGGGCTTCGACGATGGCGAGCCGCTTTTTCAACTGGGTGAGTTCGGCCATCAGCGGCGACATCTGCGCGCCGAGCTGCGCGAGGAGCGACGCCGCGTGGTCGCGTTCGATGCGGAGCTTGGCGAGAGCGCGCTTGCCGGTCATGTCGTCGCTGTCGGCGTCATCGACATCGACGTCGCCGTCGTTGGGACAACAGGCGCCCAGATCGACGGACTGGTCGTGGATCGCCTGGATGCGGGCGAGATCGGCCTGGCTGTTGCGCGCGCCGACCTTGGCGAGCATCGGCGCGCCGTCGTCGCGCTTGAAGATCTGGATGGTCGCTTCGGGATTGGCGGGGCGGTCGACGAGGCTGATCTCGGTCAGGTCGACGCCGGTGATGATGTTGCGGTCGCGCGGGTCGCGCGCGGTGACCTTGCCGCCGATCGAGAAGCCCTTGTAGACGCCTTCCTTGACCTTCTGCCAGGCGACATTGTCGACGACCTTGGCGGCGAGGAAGAGGCCCTTCTCGTCGACCTCCGCTTCATGCGCGACGCCCACCGCGGACGGCTGATGCATCTCGCGGATGTTGGCGAAGCGCATGTAGTCGGGCAGCGCCGCCTCGAGCGCTTCGCGGCGCACGATCTCGCCCTGGCTGTCGAGCGCTTCGGTCGAGGCGTAGCCGAAGACGAGGTGCCGTTCCTCGTCGAGTTTGGTGATCCGGGCGAAGAGGTTGAGCATCATCGGTTCTCCCATGGCAGGCACGTCCGCCCTCCGGCGAGGGGGATCGCGGCGGTTCAGTGTCGAGCGGCGGTGTGATCAGGGGGATGGAGCGGCGGGCGGCGCGGGCGCGCCGTTGATCGGCACATAGCCGGTTGCGGTGGCCACCATCGCGGTCGCAGCGGCGCCGCCGAGCGCGTCGAGGCCGAGATCGTCGCGCACCTCGTCGATCGTCTTGACGCCGCTGCGCACATAGATCTGGTTGATCTCGGCGGCCTTCGACGGATCGAGCTCGCGATCCTCGTCCCAGGAGAATTCGAGCGACGGGCAACCGAAATCCTCGGCGATCAAACGATCCATCAAACGCTTCACCCAGATCATGGTGGGCGACAGGCCTTCGGCGCTTGCCGTCTGCGCGGCGGATTCCGCGGTCGCGCGGTTCATCATCTTGACGAAAGGCTGCGGACTGACCGAGAAGGCGTAGCAGACGATGCGCGCCAGCCACTCGTCGAACTCGTCCATGAGCGGCGAGTCCTTGACCGGCTGGAATTTGGCACCGCTCGGCACCCACCAGGCGCGGCGGCGCTGTTCGACATTGCCGGAGAAGAGACTGTCCCAATGGGTCTGCATGGCGCGGATCTGGTCCATGGTCCAGTCCTCAGGTCCGGTGATGAGACCATCGGGCATGTTGCCTTCGGTGAACCAGGCAAGCTGGCTGCGGCCGCGCGCGATAGCGGTCTCGACGCGCGAGACGATCTGCTCCACCGGCGAATAGCCGTAGGCGTGGTTGGTGCGGAAATTCTTCGGGTAATAGAGCAGCTCGTCGGTGCTGTAGTCGGCGGCGGGGATGCCTTTCAGCACCTGCTGATAGGCGGGATCGGGCGGCTCGGGCGTGCGGCCGTCATCGGCGAGCAGCACCTTGATGCGCGCACCATCCAGGAGCTCGAAGGCATAGGGCTGGCCACCGCGCGTACGGCGCCGATAGATCGCCGGCGCGTCGACGACGAAATGATCCTCGAGCAACCCGCGCAGCCATTGCGCCCAATCATGCCGGCGGTCCGGCGTCTGTAAAAATTCGGAGATCTCGGCGATGGCGGAATCGAGACCGGCGCGGCTTGCGCGCTCGCCCGCCTTGACCTGGCGCGGCAGGATGCTCCAGGTGAGCGCGGTCATCTGGTCCTTCCGCGTCTCGATGACCAGGCGGAGAAGATCATAACCGTCGGCCAGCGCGCGCAGGCGATCGAAGCCGATACGCTCCGACGCGCGCGGCACATAATTGAGGTTCCAGCCGACGGGATAATCCCAGGCGCGCCCTTTGACCTCGGCAGGGGCCATCGGCTGCAAAGGTTGCATGGGGCCGAACCAGGTCTCGGGCGTGACGCCGGAGACGACGTAGCGCGCGGCCTGCGCGACGCGGGAGAGAACGCCGGGGCGGTTGGGAGTGGTGTCGGACAAGGGGCACCTGTCTCGTTATGCATTTTGAACATTCGTCATTGTGAGCCGCAGGCAATCCATTGGTCCGTGCGGCGAAGGGATGGATTGCTTCCCCCTCGCTTCGCTCGGGGGTCGCAATGACGGTATTTGTGGTGGGCGGCGGCGCATCAACCTTGCGGACGCCCGGCGAGGTCGGTGTAGAAGTCGAGCCAGCCCGTGGCGGAAGAGGCGACCATCAGTTCGGTGATGGCCCAGACGAGGGCGTCCAGGCGGTCGGGCGACATGCCGGCGGCGGCGCGGTCATAGTCGGAGGTGAAGGCGCACATCTGATCTTCGAGAGTGGCGAAGGCGCCGACATGGCGGACGCGGCCTTGTTCGTAAAGCGCGGCGACGGGTTCGGCGCGGGTGACTTTGCCGCGGCTGGCACGGACATCCTTGAAGGCGGCGTTGGGGTCGACGGCGCGCACGGTGGCGGCGACCATCTCGCCGCCATTGTTGACCTCGGCGACGATGCGGTCGGCCTGATGCCGGCGATAGGCGTCGACCGCACGTCGCGCCCACTCCACGGGCGCGAAGCGGCCGGAGAGATCGTCGAGGACATAGCCATGACCGTCGGCGCCGATGCCGGCGACAATGATGCCGGTTTCGTCCGCGCCCTCGTCGCTGGTCACCGCGGGATCGATGGCGACGATGATGCGGCGCAAGGCCGGCGCGGCGGCGACGCGAAAGCCCGCGCGCTCGAACACGTCACGCGACCAGAGCGCGCCGGGCACATCCTCCAGCAGTTCGGCTTCGAGTTCCTGCCGGCCCAGCCGCGTGCCCTGATAGCGCCGCACGATCTGATCGAGGAAGGCAGGCGCGAGGTTGGCGGCATTGTCGAAGGTCGAGCCGCGCGTCACCGCGACATCGCCGCCGGCGCGGGCCAGCAACTCGCGCACCAGCCGCACCGGCCGAGGCGTCGTCGTGACGACGGCGCGCGGATCGTCGCCCAGCCGCAGGCCCAGCATCAGCATGTCCCAGGCCTCCGGATAGCGCCAGGCGGCAAGCTCGTCGCACCAGGCGGCGTCATGCTGCGGCCCGCGCAGCCGTTCGGGCTCGTCGGCGGAATAGCCTGTCGCGATGGCGCCGTTGGGCCAGGTGAGCCGGCGCTTCGACGGCTCGTAGCGCGGGCGACGCTCGTCCGGCGCGATGGCCAGCAGGCCGCTCTCGCCCTCGATCATCACGTCGCGCAGATCGGCGGCGGTGGGCGCGAGGAGCGCGATGCGCCGCGCCCTGCCCGCCTCCGCCTGCTCCCGCACCCATTCGGCGCCGCAGCGCGTCTTGCCAAAGCCGCGGCCGGCGAGCAGCAGCCAGATGCGCCAGGCGCCGTCCGGCGGCAGCTGGCTAGGCCGCGCCCAGAACCGCCAGTCATGGAGCAGCGCCACCGTCTCCGCATCGTTCAACGCAGAAAGCGTCGCTTCCCGCTCTTCCGCCGAGAGCCCCGCCCAGCGCGCCGCGAGCGAGCGGTCGCCGGCGGGATCGAGCGGCAT